GCAGTCCGTAATAGTGAAAGACAAGGAAAAGTTTGGCTCTTTCGGTCAGCAACTCGCTTCCGTCATGGTTGCCGGACTACCTGGGGGGCATGCCGACCCGCGCCTTTTCAATGCGGCGGCTTCTGGATTGAATGAAACAACTCCTTCCGACGGTGGATTTTTAGTGCAGCAGGATTTCGCAACTGCGCTGCTTGAGGATGTATTCGCAACTGGAGTTCTCTCCTCCAAGGTAGGACGGCGGATACCTATCAGCGGGAATGCCAACAGCACGAAGATTAACGGCATTGACGAGACGTCGCGTGTTTCGAGTCGTTATGGCGGAGTAGTTGCGTATTGGGCGAGCGAAGCCGAAGAGAAAACCAAGAGCAAGCCTAAATTTCGTAAGATCGAACTGAACTTGCAGAAGTTGATCGGCCTCTGCTATGCAACAGATGAAAACCTCAACGATGCGGCTCAGCTGGAAGAGATCATAAGCAAATCGTTCAAGGGTGAGTTTGGCTTCCAGGTGGACGAAGCCATGTTTAACGGAACCGGCGCGGGGCAACCGCTCGGTATCATGAACTCTGCTTCGCTTGTGAGTGTAACAAAGGAAACCGGGCAGACCGCTGCAACTATACTGGCAGAGAATATAGCCAAAATGTATTCTCGGCGATTTGCGTCTCAAACCAGCAACTATGCCTGGTATTACAACCAGATGATCGAACCTCAACTTATGACCATGAGTGTTGCTGTTGGCACAGGTGGAGTACCTATTTATATGCCTCCTGGTGGAATGAGCGACTCCCCTTATGGTCGCATTCTTGGACTTCCTGCCATTGCTATTGAGCAAGCAAGCGCACTTGGGACGGCTGGGGATATCGTGCTGGGTAACTTCTCTGATGGCTACGTTCTCGCCGAAAAGGGCGGGATCAAGGCTGATATGTCTATCCATGTTCGTTTCATTTACGACGAAAGCTGTTTCCGGTTTGTATTGCGCATAGACGGACAGCCCGTCCGCGCAAGCGTTCTCACGCCTTACAAGGGTGGAGCAACGGCAACCCAGTCTCACTTCATTGCGCTTGAGACTCGTTCCTAAACCAATAATCTCCGGGGCCAATAACCCCGGCATAGCATAAGGAGTTCCAAAATGTTCTCTCCCGAAACAAATCCGATAATCACGGCCCTTGCTCCGCAAGCAGCTAGCACGATAGCTGACGTTGCGGATTGGGTATGCCTTAAAAACGCCAAGGGTTGCTATATCGTCGTTCAGTACGGTGGGGCTGGTGATACCGACCCGGTATTTACTGTTCATGAAGGAGCAACCGGAACAGGAACAACGGCCATAACCACGGGCGCGGAGTTCCCTATCTGGAAGAACGAAGCATGCACAACCACCGATGCCCTTACCCGCGCAACAGATGCGCTCACCTTCACCATTGACGGCAACAAGTCGGGCGGAACGATTCAGCTTTTCGTGATGTATGTTCCGGCCTCAATTCTGTCAGCCGGGTACGATTGGATACAGTTGGGCTCGACGGCAGGCAATGCGGCCTCATTCGTGAGCGCTCTCTATATCCTCGATGGTGAGCGTTACCAGCAAGGTACGCCTCCGACTGCAATAGCATAATCCCTGACGGGGAGGGGTGAAAGCCTCTCCCTTAACAGCAAAGGTGCCTCATGCTCAAAGAAGAAATAGCTCTAGTGGACAACATGATTAAGGCTGCGGTTGCTAAAGCGGAGGTTGCAATCAATATGAGCCTCAGCGACAGGATCGACGCCTTAAGAAAAGAACTGACTCCAAAGGAAGCCCCGAAGAAGGAGGCTAAGAAAAATGAACTACAATCCTAGCACAATCGCCAGAATCGGCGACTTGATAAACGGTGTACGGGTAAGCACCAGCGCCCTTGCAGCCGAAACCTACTTTCACCAGAACCAGACGGAAATTTTCAACGTCTACGGGCGCGTGAGAATACATCTGCTTTTCGGTGAGGTTACGGAGGCTATCTCTAACAATGTGGCTACGGTGCTTTACAACTTCACTTCGAGCGATCCGGTTATAGCCGTTCAGCCCCTATCTGCGGCATCTGCCTCGGTTGCTCAACTCGCGGTAGGTGAGCGCATTATGTGGGTGGGTGGCGCGGTTGCTACGGCGGTGGTTTTGACGGCTACCCCTGGGATTTCCGACATTAACGCGGCCCCTCAGATAGTCGGCACCGACGGCGGAACAGGCACGATAGGTATTAAGGCAGAAGCAGCCGACTGCACGGACGGAACGGTTAAGTTCACTGTCTGCTACACCCCTTTAAGCGACGGCGCTTATATCTCGGCGGCTCTGTAAGGAGGTGCGGGTATGGCTGTTAAGCTAATTGCGACCATACAAAATTTCCACGGACTATCAACTGACGCAAAGCCAGTATCTCCCCCCGAAGGCTCAACCTTTCATGCTGTAGATACGGGCGAGGCATACGTTTACTATGACGGTACTTGGGAGCAGGACTTGAGATTGATTTACGCGCTTAGAACGGCGGCAACAATATAAAGGAGTTTTGAGTATGTACGGAAAAGTAGGTGTCCAAGATTTGTCGAGCGGTTCATCCGGGCCGCTCAGAATAAACGCAGAGGGTGGGCTTATCGTTGAGATAAACGGGGCCAAGTATGCCGAAGATGCAAGGCGAGGGCGTCTATTTAGCCTTTGCAATCAGGCAGCCGTGGCCATTACCGCAGCCCTTGCAACCTCATACACTGGCCTCGTAATTATGAACCCGGAAGGGTCCGGCAAAAACGTTGAATTGCTTGGCATGGGATACGCTACCACGGTAGCAGTCCCAACAGCAACCGCAATCGGCCTAATGTCTGGAACCATGACGGCGGTAACTTCCACGCTCACACCCAAGAACCGACTCATCGGCGGCCCTGCCTCTGTTTGCCACGGCGAGGACTCCTGCACAATCGGAACCCCTGTCCTTGACTTTGCCTTTGCAACCGCATGGACGGAAGCAACCACGGCGGGGACCCTCGGTCAGCCCAACTGGGTGGACCTTGACGGCAATACCATTCTTGTGCCTGGCTCTTTTGCGGCGGTCTATAGCACGGCGGCAAACTCTGCGGCGTTCCTCTGCTCCTTCCTTTGGAGAGAAGTGGACGAATAAAACATCTACGGGCGGGGCTCACTGCTCCGCCCTCCAAGGAATCCATGATATGAAAAAAATCTTTTTCGTACTGGCAATCATCCTCATGGCGGCAACGGTTCAGGCGGCAACGCCGATTACGCTTGTATGGAATGCGGTCGGCGGCGCTGACGGTGGTTATGCGTTTTTTCTGAAGCCCGTTGATGTATCGGCTGGAATTATTGGTACGGGGAACCTGGTTGGAATTGGAACCTCGGCAGCAGGGACAACTACGGTCACTATCCCCCTGACTCTTCCTGACGGGAAATATACAGTTCATGCCGTTGCTAAAGATTTGATAGGCAACCAAAGCGACTTGAGCGAACCGGCAACATTGAATGACACAGGAGCGGTTGTTTATCTGACGAAACCTGGCAAGACCACGCTCAAGATCCGCAAATAAAAGTAATGATGAAGCCATACGGGAGCCAATGCTATGTCGCCTGAGTGGATTGTGCAACATATCGACTTCTTTCAATATGTCTTTGGTTCCGCCGTCGTAATTATTGGGTTTTTTATCGTCAGAACGTTACGGCAAATAGACGCAAACCAGCAACAGTTATTCGCCAAACTGAACAACCTGAGCGAAGAGTTCTACGTCCTCAAGGGTGAACATATCGCAATCAAGTGCGCCCGTGCAGAGAGGGGTCAAGCATGAGTACAAGGGGTAGGGTTAATAACGGCATCATCGAATACTATGACTCCTCTAGCTATGAGCGGGTTGCAGTGTTTGCGCCCAATATGTTCTACGACGATTTCAACGGCTACAAGCTCAACAAATACGTTGCCGGGGAAAACACTTCTGCAATATGGGCGGCAGTTGAAACGGTTGGCGCGGTGGCGTTGGTTGCAAACGCTGTAAACGGCATCGTCTCTTGCGCCTTAACGAGTGCTGATTCCGCGCAGATTGCGGCGCTCTACTTTGGGGATCAACTATGCTTTAGCTTGCTTCAGGGGCTTGTCTTCGAGGCTCGGCTTGCCTTCCACGTTCTTCCTCTGACCGGAACGGAAACGGTGCAAGCTGTGTTTGGACTCGCAATCGCTCATAACGCCACGCTGGATAGCATTGCAACCAACGCATGGTTTCGGGTTGAGAGTGGTGCAAATACCGCTCTTTTATGGGAAACAGACAACGGCGATACAGACGATGATGACAACTCAACAGGCATTACTCTTATTGCGGATACGTACAATATTTATCGGATTGATGCGACGGACGAAAGCGCTGTTAGGTTTTATGTGGATGGGGTTCTTGTTGGGACAAGCAATATGTCAACAACACTCACCGCTTCAGAGGCCTTGGTACAGCCATATTTCAATGTCTCTAAAGCTAAAAGCGTTGCGAATACCGGAACGGGAACAATATACATTGACGCCGTAAGATGCTGGCAGAAAAGGAGTTAGTGAATGATTCTCAAACTCAAAACAGCGCCGTCAATAGAGCCTGTTGATTTGGATGAATTAAAGAATCATTTACGATTGGACACTGACACAGAAGATGCTATACTTGCATCGTATCTCTTGGCTGCTCGCACTCATGTTGAAGCTTTATGCGGTCCACTCATTACACAGACATGGTATCAGTACGAAGACGAGTTCCCCGGTGGTGATATTTTGAAGATAGGAAAGCCAAGACTTCAATCCGTAACCTCTATCACGTACATAGATGTAGATTCCGTTTCTGCAACACTTGCAAGCACTGAGTATGCCATTGACGACGAAAACGAATATGCCCCGCGTGTTGTGCTGGAAGACAATGGGGATTGGCCGACGACAGACTTGCATCCCAAAAACCCTGTATGTGTCGAGTTCGTCTGCGGATATGGCGATGATACTGATGATGTTCCCGAACCTATCCGTTTATCCATAATGCTCTTGGTTAGTCACTTCTACGAGAACCGAGAGCCCGTTAATGTCGGGCAGAGCGTGACGGCGATTCCCTTTACTATGGATTCTCTGCTTACAGATTATAGGGCATGGTGAGCTCAATGAAGGCTGGTGAACTGAGACATAGAATAACTATCGAGCAGAAACATCCGCAGTCTGACGGCATGGGTGGATTCACTGAGACATGGGAAGCTTTCGCAAGCAACATTAGCGCCGCTAT